CGCCTACCTGATACATAGGTGTCCGCTGAAAACTGCTTCACACTGTAGGAACCTGTTTGTAACGAAGTGATCGCCCCACGAAGACTCATTTCTTCACCTCGTGGCTGATTGAATTCAACATCTGGCCTGTGTCAACAAGTGGAAGTGAGGATCCCTTAGCGGCAATCGTTGCAGGTTTAAGCGGTGGAGTCACACCCTCTTTGATTGTGTTCTTAATTTCTGCTGCTCCCCATTGACCAAGAATTTCAAGAGCGTTCTCGATCGTAATCTTGTTCATCACAACTTTTTTTGCTAGATCAGCTGTGAAATCTTTCAGAAGAGTCTCTTTAACAGCAAATGTTCGTCTAATGAAACTTCGTTCAGGGATATTATTCGAAGGTGAACCAAATTCATGAACTGCTGCGAGTTCAACCATGGTGAAACCTTCTTCGTTCGTTTCACCAGCAGAGGATCCAACAATGCCGACCTTCACATACTGTGATTCAGCCTTCTTTAGATTGAGTTTGATCTTCTTCCAAACTCGATCGTCTATGTTGATATCCTTAGGCATCCCTAAATGCAGAGTGGAGCTCTAGCTGCGCTGTTTCTAATGATCTCAGTGAATGTTTGTCCATGGGTCGTACTGCCCAGGGAACCGGAAGACGTCATTGCGACCGCATAACTGCGGCTGATCCCACCGGTGGACTCAGATGAAATCGGACCAGTGGCTCCCGAGCCTCCTCGGAGAGCCATGGTACCGATATGAGCTGCGAGAAGAATACGAAGCAGTTTCACTGTATCGTCATCCTCTCCACCAAACAGGCTGACATCGAGATAGTTATTAACGTGTCCGAGTATGACCAATTGAGTTCCATTGGAAACTTCGGATAATGATTGATCGTATTCAACTACGTCACACCACTCGATGTCAGCCATGTCTTACCACTTTCCTCTTGGAAGCATTTCGACAGTGACATTTCCAGCACTGATGGTCGCAGACACACTGTATCCAACAACCTCAAATCTATGAGGCATCTGTAATTCAGAATGACCAAGACCTACAGCTAGAGAAAAAGCACCATCTCCAGCCTCACCAAGTGTTTTCTTCAAGGAAACAATTGCTTGTTGAGTCACACCGTTCCCTTGAGCATTTGATGGATCATCCGACATTGTGTGCGTGCCTGTTCCATCATCTGTGAAAGATACTGCATTTTCCTGCATCGCATCTTCCAAGCTCGCTGCGAGTTGCATCGTATTCACATCAACGAATATGATCCAGTAAGGAGTATCCGCTGATAATCCGGCAGGCAACGCTCCGCCAGCGTTAGACAGATAGACTGGTCCGGCCCCCGTACGGAGGCCGTGACCAGTATCTGTCAGTGTATTCGCTGCGAAAGTTGTAGTGAACGTAGAATCTGCAAATGTTAGAACTCGCAGATACCACTCATATAGTTTCGCAGCAGTGATGCTAGCGGTAGCATCAGCTCGCCAAAGAAGATCGAATGCATCTACAGCTGACCCATTGGCGTTCCATGAAGCTGGAACAAATCCAGCCAAATGTCCAGCAGCATTTGGGTTCGGCAAAGCCGATGCTGCTGAAGCGATAGTTGTAGGGACCAATGATGGAGCTAGCATTCGATGTACTCCTTACAGACCGTCAGCGTAGACGACGCCAACAGGATAGCGACAAATGACGCCACCGGTCGATGCGACTGCGTTGACAACGTAGCGAAGATTCCGCTGCTCTGCCGGAAGAGTCCGATATTCCATCGGAACAAGGGCAGAAACAACAGTTGGATCCTTCGCGTAGACTAGCATACGATCAGTTGAACCCGCTCCCGCGCCTGAACACTTGGTCCACGACTCGATAGAGTCGATCCACGGGCTCGTTGCGAGAAGGAACTGAAGGATCGTGGTGCTCGATCCGTCACCCATTCGCCGCTGAGCAATCAAGCCGTACTTGTCGATTGGGAGGACAACCGTGAATTTCTCGAATTCCGGTCCGCCTGCACCTTTCAGAGCAAGTTTACGAGCAGTGATAGCGCCAGTGACATCCGCAACAATCTCATCTGGAGTGGCGACAGCCCACGTTAGTCCTCCGGCAGCTTTCGTGCCCAAGGTATAGGTGCCAACACCAGTGAGATTGAGGATTCCCTCAAGACCGTAGACCGCATCACCAGTGGCGAGCGTATCGTCGATCAAACGTTCGATTCCGGCACGAGTAGCCATGGCTCGCTCGCTACCGAGATCGAAGTTTCCTTTCGCAGCCGCTTTGATCTCGAAGATATCCCAACCGTAGGCCAAACCAAGAGGCTTGATTACGGTTGACTGCTCTTCGCCATCGGCATCCGCAGTTGGAAGATCATCAGCGGCATTCGAAATGAATTTCGCCTGACCGTAATGATCGAACATGCGCCAAGTGTGAACTCGCGCATCTTCATCGACGCCATCTTGGGTTGGAATGAGCAAGCGAGCTTTAGTCTCTGCCTTGAACTTCGTATAGACCCGAGTGTCAATCGACTCTAGTTGACGTTTGAAGAATACAGACTCCGCTGCATCCAATCGTTGTTCATTTGATGACATTTTCTTTAATTCCCTTCCATTAACTAGGAGTCGTTGGCCCTCAGAGCAGCCATGGTCATGTCAATTTCGAGGAGTGCCAGGCCAGGAGCGGCCGTGGTAGAACGCCACCTCGCAAACGACGAAATGTCAACGGTGTCAGTTCCGGTCGGATCTGCCGAACGAAATGCCCCTGGACCGTTGCCAGTCGCAGTTGCACGATAACGCACCGGAGCATCTGGGTTCGCCAGATCTTCAGTGGTCACCCAGACGCGTCCTTTACGAAGGACCTGAACAATGGCATTCGGCTTAAGACCGGTATCACCAAGTTCCTGATCCTTCGCATAGGCATGACTATGAACAGCAATGCCAGCGGGAACGTCGTTCTGATCAGTGAACAAGTCAACCTCGTTCGGATCAGTATCATGGGCGACCATCACACCGAAAGGAATTTCAGCGGATGCTTCACCGTTTGCGTAAGAAGCAATATCAGTTCCCGGAGCGTTTTTCTCGTACACGCCGGCGAACGCAACTGCTTGACGATCATCTACAGATGTTTGTTGAGCTGCCATGACTTATTTCGCCTCCTGTTGCCAGGCATTTCGGTTGCGCTCGATCATTTTCTGACGAGCGGATTTAGCATCGAGTCGATCCTCGACACGTTTCTCTTCCTCCTTAACTTGGAGTAGAGTGTCGACACGCGCAATCGCTGCCGCACCTTGAGTGTGACTGTCGATAGCTGCATCAAACATCGCTCGAACATAGTCGAGCGAACGTTCTTTACCTTCAGCGTCCTTGTCCTTACCGGGTCCGTAGAGCCGGTCAATGACAGTGACCATCAGGTTTCGATCATCAAGCTCATCGCAACGGAAGTCGTCGCCCATGATAGCTTGAGCTTTGGTTTGAAGAGACACGCGATCCTGCACAGCAGCGCGAAGTTTCTCGGGAGAAACTGCGTCACGTCGTTGCTGCTCAAGTTCACGGTTCTTCGCGACGAGCGCTTTGATCTGTTCTTTAAGCTTCGATGGACTTTCCGAAGAATCGTCCCGACGCTCTTTGATCAGACGTTTGAGCTCATTGTCTTTCGCCTCGAGTGCTCCTTCTGCTTCATCCAAACGCTTCTGAAGATCAGAAATCTCAGCACCTGCGTTCTCGAGCTGGATGTTCTGCGCGGCAACTTGCCCCAACAGATCATCAACCCTTGGATCTGTGATTGTTCCTGACATTATTTTCCTCGCATGACTGTCAATTGATTGATGGTCTGTACCGCAAGAGAACGGTTCTTTGTAGAACAGTTGCAAATATTGCATCCCTCACAGTCCAGTCTCACTGCTTGGTCTGTTCTAACCGCACAAGCCTCGCCACATCTAGCAGCGGGAACAAGTGCAACGTGATCCACACGAGTATTCGTGTGATTCCCGTTAATCGCCTTCACAGAGTAACCGAGAGATAGCTCGCGGATACCTGCTTTCACTAGAGCGACACCTTCCGGATTAAGATGCAATTTCGCTTCTGCGAAGATTCCATCAACTCTTGATGAACCAGAAAGCACCTTACCGACTATCCTAGCTACTCCTCCCTGCGATATCAATATCGCAGGATGAAAAGCAGTTACTGGAACATCATTGAGTTGTCGAACAATGTTCTGCAACTCAATAGCATCTCGTCGTTCGATTCCCCACGGATAAGAGTGGTCACCTGTACGAGCTACTCGCCCAGTGAAGATAGCGCTTCCATCGCTCAGATACTCAGGCTTAGAGAGCCCGCCATCTGATAGATCAAAGCGTAGCACAAATTCAGCGGTCATCTTAGTGGACCCAAGTTCCTTCCACCACAAGTCGACCAGCTGGTAGAGTAGCTATGCCGTCTTCATCAAAGAAAACTTGAAGAAGATCAGCATCTGATGCTGCTCCACCAACAATGACATTGTCCTCATCAGTGGTAGATTGCAAAGTGAACGTGACAAAATCGTCAGCTGGAAGCGCGCCTTCTTGACCAGTTTCGGTTGACCAATTTGCGATGAGAGTCGCAACTCCCTTGATCACTTTAAGGTTGAAGAAGTTTACAGCATCCGCCGCTAATCCAGTTGGATTATTGTACGTGACGCGCTTTATGCGAAGCTTCTTCCCACTTGGGACTTGGAACAGCTTGACTGTCGTATCGGCTGTCAGAGCACCATGCTCGTAAGCCATCACGAAGTCTTGCTGAAGAAATTGATTGTCTCTTCTTGTCATGATGCCTCTTCTAATAGGTCGCTGAGAACTGGTTCTGCATAACAGCGACAGTTGATAGGTTCACCGGGCAATCCTTCGCTCGGTGGATCGTCGTAGGAAAAGATTTTCCCATCCAGACTTGAATGCTCGTCTCTGACCCGTTCATCACCAACAGTTCGCCAAACAAACCGCGAAACTCCAAGTGATTTTTGTCGACTTGCGTTCACTTGACCGTATAGTTTTCCAACTTGGTCACGTGCAATGAGCTTTGCACGACTCTTACTAACGTTCAACCTCTGCTCTAACTCTTTAGCAATATCTGAATTAAGTTTTCCAGATGTCAAACCTCGTGTGACGACTCCTTCTACATCAGTTAAGAGCTTACGTGGTAGGTCGCTGATGAGGCTAACGTTCTCGGATACAAATCCTTCAACTATTGCTGGAAGCCTTGGATCTGTGCTCAGAATATCTACACCGAATGCGGCCTTTGTCTGCTTTGCGAATTGCATCCTCTGCCAAGACTGGGTTCTTTCGGCAAACTTTCCAGCTAATCTCTCAATATCAGTTGGTTTGACTGCGTTCGCTAGTTGTTGCCGAGCCAATTCAATCAACGCACGAGCACGCGGACCTTCACCTGCATCTTGTCTAGAACGATCACGTTCAGCACGCTCCAAGAGCCCAGGGAGTTCGCGGTATAGAGGCTCCAAAGCCTCGCGTGTCTTGTTGATTATGGCGATCAATTCTCTTGCGTAATCTTGTGAAACCAGTCTTGGCAGAGTCTGCTTTGGTAGTTTTCTACGCCGAGGACGCTTGCCAGACAGCAATACCGAGCTGATGCTCAATACGCGCTGAGTTCTGGCAAGCGGAGTAGGCATCCTTTAGTCCTCGTCGTCCTCTTCCTCGTCCTCATCTTCCTCGTCGTCCTCTTCCTCGTCCTCATCTTCCTCGTCGTCCTCTTCCTCGTCCTCATCTGGCTGGGAATTGGTCAACACGGGTGCTGGAGACAAAGGTGGATTTGAGGGAAGATTCTTCAGCATCTCAACGGTGACGACTCCATTGTGTTTGCCAAAGCGCGATTGGAGGATATTTGAATTCAACGAGAGCGCCACTTTTGCAGCTTCAAGATTCTCGTAAACTCCAGGCAGCTGCTGTCCATCACGATGGAGGACAAATCCGCCTTTAACTTTCTTGATCATAATCGAGTGCTCCTTATTTCGTGGCATGTTTCGCCGCCTCAATTCTGCGCAGCTGAGCTATCGCTTTTTCCTTAGTATCGTGTGTTCCGAGTATATTTCCAGATTTTGAAAGAACTACGTACTTCCCATTTCTTTCAACCACAAAATCAATTCTAACACCATCGTCATCCGTAACTTCAATGTCAACGTATGCGTCTTCTCGATCATCATCCTCCGCAGGCTCAGAAGGAGGGGGAGGAATTTCATCTTCCGGTTTTCCGCCTTGGAGTAGTTCCAGTTTCTGCTTTTCCGCTTGCTCTTGCTCCATCAATTTCTGGAGCATCTGTTCTTCTTCGATCTTCTCGAGTTCTTCACGTTCATCAAAATCGACGATGGTTTCCATTGAGTAAGTGTCCCCACCAAAGCGCGACTTCGCAACTTCAAGCGGAGATAAAACACCTGCATCAATATATGTCTTATCTGTATTTGCAACGACAGCTCGTGTATCCGCAACTTCCTTCTCACTGGGCTGCCAAAGAGCTTTGAATTCAATTGACCAGGACTCAGGTTCTTTCCCTTTTGTTGGTCCTGCATTCGAAATAAGGAAAAACTTGATCAGCCTTTCAAGTCTACACTTAAGATGGAGCTCCTGATAGGACGCAACACGATCATACCAGAAACGAATATCACTCTCACCTGTCGCGTTTAATCCAGCTGGAGACTGACCCATGAGCAGAGTCACAGGCATATCCGCAGCAGCAGCAAGACGCGTTGCAAAGCGAGTAAGAAGATCAGAAAGACCAGCAACAGGAGTCTGTTTTCTTTCGTATTCTTCATCAGCATCCATCAAAACTGCGTTGATGGTGGATCTACTAAGCTCAACAGCCCGAATCCTTGTTTTAATTTGCTCGTCACCATCAGCTGCGATAAGTTCAGCAAGTCCTTTGATCTTCAACGACGCTTGCGAAAATTCGTGCAGAAGCGCAGATGTCGCTGCCCAGGCAATTCCAAAATCGCGGAGAATCTCGTATGGGCGCATCAATGCTGAGTCACCCCAGTGGTTATTCGCACTAGACAACTGATTACGCGAAACACGAATTCCAGGGAACGAAATAAGACGTGATTCATGGATAAGAATGTGCTGAACTGGACCGATAGCTCTTCCTTGTGGAAGAATCTGATAATGACTAGGCTCGCCAAACTTCTTATCGGAAATGCTGGAATACCATTTGATTGGAGTGAGTTCACGAGGCTCAAGCGTGATAAAGTGACTAACTTCAGGGATACGATCTTCGTTCAGAGGCTCAGATAAATTCTTATTTCCATCGTTAACAACCGGATAGAGTGCTCCACCACCGAATCCACGTTCAAATTTCGCTGCTTCTTTGAAAGCTTCGATTGCACCAGACTCCTCAAGGGTCCCCATTATCTCCTCAGACAACTCTTTGTCATCTGTCTTTATCTCAAATCCCTCACGAAGTGCCTCATCCGGAAGCTTTTCAATGATCCTTGCTGCAATGTCGTTACCACGCCAGAGCGACTCAATATCTGCGTGCGACAGTACATCATAGTCGTGTGATACACTTGTTCGCTTGTCTCTACCAGTGATTCCAAAACCGGTGAGCGAACTAAACCATCCGTCCACACGAGTATCCGTGTGTGGTGTTTGAAGCTTCTTTTTAGAAAATGGCCACACGATTCTATACCCCTTCGTATCTATTGACTTCAAACTTGTCGCCAGAAACCATGTAATGTTTCTTTCCAGCTGGAGTCATTAGATAGAACCAATATTTGTGATCAGGGAGATTGAGCGTTGCAGATGTCGCAGAAGGAATTTCCATCTGGGCGAGACCTGGATTTGTGGTTTGATCCGCATCATGTGTAATTCCTGATCCAGAATCCAATTCCACCTTGAATCCAACGTCTGAAGACCGCTCTTTTAGGCGAAAATGAAGTGTCCATGCTCCGCCTTCAGTAAGATCTTGTCCAGTAACTCCATCAGCCTTATAGACTTGGATGTCGTACAGACCATCTTCAGTTTGTGTGATTGATAGTGACATCTAGCAATCCTCTATTGTGGCGAGCGGTTTGGACAAGCTGATACTTCCTTGTTCTCCCTGTTTGTTGAGATCAGCTGACTCACCAAGCATCGTAAACTTACTCGATTCCACCGGTTGATTTGCGATCACTACAACTTCAGAAGACTTTACAATGGATGCGATGAACCCAAGACACTCAAGAAATTGCGATCCAGGTGTCCATATGCTGCTGAACGCAGTTTGAATTGGAAAAATGCCGATTCCCCCACCTTCCGGTGGAATCCAATTTCCATGAGTGATGGTTAAAGCAGGCATCAGAATTGCGGGAATGAGATCGACGTTGAGCCCAGGTGAGTTCCACCGCCTGAGCCAGAGCCTGTGATTGTGCAACGAACTGTGATAACTTCACCTGGAGTTGGGTCATACACGACAGAGCAGTCGAAGAACGTGTCGGATCCTATAGTGCGAAGTGTTCCTGCGCCAGAAAATCCTACGATAGCGCTCCCAGCGCGATCATATCCTTGAAATGCAAGCGTAGCTGCTCCGTCTAGTGTGATATTCTGACCATTTCTTTGAAGATGAACAATTGCTTTCAGTGTGCTCGGTGTTAGAGAACGAGTCCATGCCTGACGAACTTCGAAATGATTGTCAACAAGCTTGAACCGATCAGTCCCACTTACTGCAAGAGTTGGCGAAGTTGCGTTGACCTTATACTTAGCGAGTAAGATTGAGTCTATTGCAGGAAGATTTGTGATAGTGGACAAATCCAAAAGAAGTCGATAATATCCCGGTTGACCTGATGCATCTTCCTGTGAAAGCTGAGCAAACTTTGTTGTCCACCCACTTGTCTTGAACGTCACATCATTGAAGTCCAAATACTGAATAGGATTAGTTCCTTCAATTGCAAGTGACACTAGTGTTCCAGTTCCTGCAATCCCAGTTCGCTGATTGCCGAGCTGGACGTAAAGCTCAAGGATTGAGTTTATGTCAATGCTGAGCGCAGACATTTAATGCGACCTCACTATACGAGGTCTCCATGCTACGACAAGTGTCACGTACTGAACAGTCCCAGGAGTATCAGGACTTTCCCATGTTTTGAAGCCGCGATTTTTAAGCTGCGACGTTCCTGCGCGACGAATGCGAAGCAGGAAAGGATCGCCTTGTGCATAGCCGGAATCGTTCACATACGCCTGGATCAAAGACTTGATGTCTGGGGTTGTATATACAGTGTTGACGGTGAAGTTAGGCATCGACCAAGCAACGGAGGGGCTCCCCGTTACAAGAGGCAGATCAAGAGGCTGTTGTCCAATCAGATAATTTCCCGGACCGAGCCCTCTCGCTTCTCCGTACATCAGAGGATAACCGCCACTGAGCGCCACACTAGCGCAGACCATCTGTATGACATTCGTCAAATCCGGCGTTGTGTAATCGGTTTCCAACGAATATATGAGTTGAGTGGCATTAGGAATCGAGATTTGATTCGCACCACTAAAAGTGAACGACTCAAGAGCAGTTGGACTAGATGCCGTTCCAATGCTGTTGAACGACCTTGAGTCGCTAGTAGCAAGGAGCGCAAATGGAAGCCCAGCACCCACCGAATATACGCGAACAACTAGATTTCCGCTTCTTGTTCCTGTTCTACGTATTCGCCAACTAACAGAACCGAGTGTACCGGCAGTCGTTGATGTCAGCGCTTGCGCCATCGCCTGCGTCCTAGCCGGACTAGCTGGTGTCGTATTTCCCCATTGACGAAGGTTGATTACATCCTCAACACCTGGTGCTAATGCCGCAGCGGTCAACAATGCTGCGCCTGTCGTACGCGCCTCTACACACATATGAAGCGGATAGGTGCCGTGCGAGTAAGCCAGCCATCGTGGAGTTGAGATCTTTGGCTCCACGTTCCATTTGCCGTCCTTGGCAACTATTTCAATGAAAGCATCGAGTGTTCCACTCTGTGTATCCTGGGCAGCGCCCGTGATGACCGCTGCTTGAATACGTGACTTAGGTGGAATTGACGGAGATAGATTGATGAACCTAAACGAACTACCGGGATAATTATTATCCGGCGCCTTGAGATCGAAAATTCCCCAACGAGCATTGAACGATCCCCATCCATTTAGGTGAGTGGGAAATGTTCCGACAGCTTCAAACTCAGTGTCGTCTTCCCAGGTCGTTGGTGTGGCGACGGACAACGGCATTAGGCCCAGACGACCTCGACAAGTGTGAGGCCGGAGATGCTCGGATGAGGTGTTTCAGTAACGGTAAACCGCGAGTCGTTCTTGATCTGCGCGTTGTGTGCCTTAGCTCTTGTGTCGATCGGATCTGTAGACGCTTTGAACAAAGCATATTCGAGCTTATCGAAACCGACAGTACGTCCCTGTGCGGTTACAAGCGTTCGGTTTGGGTCAAGCAGCTTTGCGGCCACCTCTACGCCAACGAGACCCTCCTGCACAAAGGTCAATCCGTCGATGATGCCTGTCATTGGAACACCGCGAAGAATGATGTCTGCAGAGGGATTGATGCGTTGCCAGTTGTTATCGTCGTCCCATGGTCCACTCACATATTCCAGTTTTCCGAGCATCCAGCAGCCGACAAGTTGCGGGCCAATTAAAACCGCGAAAAACATGTTGTCAATTGGTCCACGTGGGAGAAGTCCGCGTGACTCACAGCGAGCACCTTGTTGCGTGAACGCTAGCGATGCACCAATGCGTTGCTCCGCTTGCCGCTTACGCCCCTCGGAGTCAATTGCGAGAATATCGACTAAGCGATAATTGGTCCCACCACTGTTCACGGTGAAAGGCTCAATAATCATGCTTCCTCCGCATACACGTTGACCTCTAGTTCAGTCACAGTGCCGGATCCTGCGGTTGTAGTGAGCCACAAATACTCACCAGCAGAAAGGGAAGCAGAGTCGAATGTTGTCACTGTTTGACCTGTGGTGGTGTTTGTCACGACAGTACCAGCGGTAATCACAGCGGTACCAGTAACGCTGATATCTGTCCCATGTCGCATGATCACAGTGCGATTTGGTGAAGCACCTTTGATAAGGAAGACTAACTTCGTGATTACTACTGCGACATCAAACCGAATGAATATGATTTTCTCAGAAACACTGGGTTCCTCAACCGTGAAGGTTTTATGGAACTTCTGCGCACCAGCTGATACTGCTAGGTCGGCCACGCCAATCCTCCAAGGATAGCGCGACCAAACTTCGCGAATACTTTTGATTCCACAACTTCATACTCACGCAGACAAGCTTCATATTCATCATAGCTCGACGCATACATCTTCGCCATGTTCTTGCATGTTTTAACATGACGCTTTTCATCTGCCACAATCTCTTGTAGCATCACAGCAGTAATTTCGTCGTCCGTTCCTTTCAACAGACTGATAATATGACCGTACTGCCAAACTGCTCGTGCTTCTCCAACATAAAGCAGGACATACGCTTTCATCACTGGATCGCTAACGAAATCCAAATCCTCAAGGCCGACTGCTTTCGCCAATTGAGCGAACAAATTGTATTCCGTTTTGACAGGATACGGCGTAACACCGAGCTCATGTATTCTTTTATGAAACATCGCTACATGACGTTCTTCGTCCTGCCGATGCGACCTCACTACTGGGCGATGTTGTGTATGAATGTGCTGAAGAAGCTGATCAAAAATCCAATGACTATCTTCCGCAGAAGCAGCTGCGTTCAAGAAATGACCCTTGAGCAACCGATTAGACAGTATTGTATTCAGATTATACATTCAACAAAGCATCAATCTCAGCGTTCTGTGCCTCATTCTCCTCAAGCATGCACTTCTCGCATACGACCGTCTCAGCATCTTCGTCGTCGTCATCGTCCAGGTAATCCGGGTCGTCGATAAGTATCAGTACATCAAACACTTGTCCGTGTCGCTCACAATATCGCATTACCATTTTCCTAACATTCGCGCACGAGCCGTATCCACTCCCTCGTTCATGTAGATCACAGCTTGCGTGAATGAGTCAACTTGATCATTCTTGGTTCCGACTGGGAACACTGCGAACTCGTCCACAAAATCCTTTGCCCAGGGAGCTCCATCAGGGATGTAGACATTGCCTGATTCTACGATCGGCTGCACAGCGGATCCACGCGATTCTTTCCCACCCTGAGGATTGACAGGTATGATCCCGCTAACCTTATTGCGAAGAGTGCTGATAATCGCAGGACCATTCGCCTTATCCTCGATGAGAGTTTTCCTGGCTTTCCACTTGTGGATCATTCCACCGACAAGTTTATTCTTATCATCGAAGATTGCGAGCGTGTCAACAGTCTTACCGAAAGTCATGTGATCAGTCTTGTTATCGAGAACAAAGATGTTAGCACCTTTTCCTGCGATAGCTTGAATACTGACACGCGACCCTGAAAGGACGTCCTTAAATGCAGCGTCCACTGATACCAGGAGCCAGTCGAATCGATCTGGTAGAGGTTCTGCTGGGAGATCGTTACATCCCGCTGGACGCCCGATCTTATATCCAGTGGTATTCGTTTGAAAGAATCTCCACCATTCTTTCTTAAACATTCCGCCTCCGCGAGGAGCCGGTCGTTGTTGGAGTTGTCCTGCTTCGGCATATGACCCACCCCATGAACGAAGAAGAGGCTTCAACGTTTCGTCCAGATATCTTTTTGAGAATCGCTCAGGCCAAAGCAGTTCACCTTCTTTTGTCCGCTTATCCTGAAAATTGAGGAACGTCCTAGAAGGATTTGGATGATCTGATTCATACTCCATCGGTAGGCAGAGATGATCATATCCGAGCTCAGTTGAAATGATGAGTCCGGAAACATCGTTCTCATGAACTCGTTGCATGATGACAACAAACGACGATTTCTCAGGATCGTTGACACGAGTGGGAACTACCTCAGCAAACCATTGAAGAGTGCTATCCCGAACCTTCTTACTTTCCGCAACCTTGATATTATGCGGATCGTCAATAATGAAACGATCGCCACGTTCGCCGACGACGGCTCCACCGACGGACGTGGCGATCTTCCATCCTCTTGCAGTTGTTTCAAACTTACCTTTCGTATCTTGATCTGGGGAAATTTGAAATACGTCTCCCCATAGTTCTTGATACCGGTCGCTTGCAATCAACTGCCTACATCGACGATTGTCCCTTAGCGTCAGGGCCTGTGAATATGAGGCACCGATATATCGGAGTGCCGGATTTCTTCTGGGACCCCATTCCCACGCTGGAAAGAAGACATTCGTCGTTAGAGATTTCATGCATCCAGGTGGAACGTTGATTAGGAGCTTCTTTATGTGACCATCGCTCACTGCTTGAAGATGATCACATATCGCATCAATAACGTATCCACGGACAAATGGCCGAGCAGGTTCAAGGATCGGCCACATCAACTGGATGAATTCTAGTAGCGACTCCTCACAATCCACTCGATCAAGCTCCTTCAACCCGAGCTTGGGATTAGCGATTGCGAGTGCTGCTCCTCGAGCGCGACCATCCGTAGAATCTAGGATTCCACGGTCATACATCGCACCTGAGAAATGAATTGGCACTATTTGGGATCTTCCTCAAAGACATCTGGGATATCGGAATTATCTTCCTCAATACCTAGAGCCTTATTTGCGTGATCAAGCTCCATCTGCTCCAACAGAGCTCGAAGCATCTTTCGAGCTTTCTTAGACAAACTTCGGATGTCCATACGCTCTCGAATGTCCACTTGCCCAGTGTGCTTGATCTCCTGTCGCTCAGTGAAGCTTCCGTCCTGTCCTCGTTTAAGGAACAGAGCAAGCAGATTGTCGCTGTACTTAATCTCAGTTCCGACAACTTGATCCTTGTTTCGTCCTCCGATAATGGGATTTCGCACGCCATGAACGGCGCGTCGCTGAGCTTCAAGGATAAAAGAATTTCGGTAGACTTCGAGTGCTTCGTTACATCGCTCCTGAAACTCCGGATGGTTGAGACGGTAGTCTTTAACAGCGACATACTTACAGCCGATAGAATGAGCAGCACGAGAATACATTCCAGTCTGTGCCAAAGTCTGTAGGAACATTTCGTGCATGTCTTCTGTGAACTCATTCCACTCCCGTCTGTTGCGATTCGCAATTCCACGCAGATCCACTTCTGGATCAACGAGCTTCTCGCCCAGGATGGCGCGAAGCTGAGCGTTGGAGAAGTCTTTGAATGCGTCGTCGTCGGACATCTAATCCTGCGCCGGAGTGAAATCCACGTAGTAGTCTTTACCAACTTCGAACTTCTCAACAACGGACTTATTGACTGTAGATAGCTCGATAGAACCTGCTGGAGTCATTTCCCAATACATCTTGTTCTCTTCGCTCCCATCATAGACAGCGGTGAAAGCGAGATCAACCTTCTCAGGTTCGTATTGATTTTCGGCTTTCTTAGAGCAGAAGACTTTCATTCTCATCGATCAAACTCCGTTCAGAAAATTTCAGCTCGCGCATAACGAAAGAATCGCTGACCAATAGCACACTTATGCCCGAGTGTAAAGTCCTTTCTACAACTTTTTTGAAAACTTTCTTTGCTAATCGCAATTAGCAAGCCACACCACACTCCGTTCGCCCAATGTAGCGGCATCCCTTAAATGAACGAGCGCGCGAGCGCGTTGCAAGTTTTAGGCCAAAGCCACCGCGCTACTACTAACTACCAGCCACAGCCCCCCCCAAATTTATTATAGCTATATCTTTGATCTATTCAATCCAAACCCCTAAATAGGTATATGCTAACAATAGTTAGTTAGCTCAATCCTTTCAACCACTTGGGCCCACTGTATGGCCAAAACGCAACAAATGTAACTTTCAGTCCGGAAAGTAAAGAACAATCTCGTGTATTAGCAAAACAAATACCGCAATAAAAACAGCAACTTGAGGAAGTTGGCGGGAGATAAAATTTTACAGGAACACTGTAATAATGGCGTAACCCAGCGTAATCATTAAGGTTTTACGATTGGTAAATAAAGCTCTTGTTTTTCATATTATAATATGGTATACACCGACTTTCAATGCAGTTCGACTCAGACTACATAGAGAAGCAGAATAAGCTGATCGATGAGATCAGAACACAGATGTCAATTCTCAAGGCATCAAATGCTGCATTGCGAAGTGAGAAACGTAAACTCGATGAGCAGATCAAATCCAACAAGGATAAATACTACTCATTGAAGGAAAAGCTCAAATTGATCATCAACACAAACATACACGAGAATCTTTGAGTCGTAAACGCAAAAATTCCAAGAACAAACTTCGACGAGTCGTTCAAGTCCTACTAACTGATAGGGACTATGTCGATCTTTTGTCTATTCTTGAAGGGGAAGAGTCACTCAGCCTGTGGTGTCGGCGTGTGATTAAAGAAGCTATCAATGCTAAAGTCAAACTTCGAAATCAGTCTGAAGTTTCTTCAGTTCATATATCCTCAGGGACCCTGGATGTTGACAGCGATCTCAGTGGACAAGAAGTCCATCGACGCGAGAACATTTCAGAAGAACGAAACGGCGGAGGCGCTCCAGTGGTTAGAAGCGAATAATCAGAAGAATCTCTACTACTCAGTAAACGAGCCAATCAAGTCCGCGTATGAGAAGCGGAAACTTGCGAAGACTGATGTTTATCAAGTTCACTTCCTCCACGTAGACTTAGATCCACGCGAAGGAGAAGATGTAGAGGCTGAGCAAAAGCGAATTCGCAAAGAGCTTGAGAATTATCACATCAAGCCATCTGCGATCGTATTCAGTGGTGGAGGATTCAATGCACTCTGGCGACTCACAACTCCTTTGCACGTTGCTAGAGGATCTGCGTCAGATCGAGAAACTAATGATCGCGCTGTCGACATTGAGAGACGCAATTGGCAATTTGAGCTTGACTTCAACACACCCGACCACTGCCGCGACATTAGCCGTATCCTTCGACTCCCTGGAACAATCAATCGTCCAGATTCGAAAAAGATCGCTAAAGGTAGAGTTCCTGCCCTCGCAGATATTATCGAGCTCAACGACAGCGAATACCCTTATTCTGGATTTGTCGCGACACCTATCGTCGCTGTTAACAAGTCAGCTAATTCCAAGACGACGGATGTTGAGCCTCGACGAATAGACGAAATCGACGAGCTTAGAATTCCAGAAAAGCTGAAGATCATAATCGCCCAGGGTAAGGACCCTGATAACAACAAGTGGGACAACGATCGAAGTGGATTACTCTATTTCGTATGTTGCGAACTAGTTCGTTCAGGTGTCAAGGACGATATCATACTGGGCTTGATAACGGATCCCCGTTTTGGGATCAGCGCATCTGTCCTCGACAAAGGGAATAATGTCATGCGGTATGCGCATCGCCAAGTGGAGCGAGCGCGCGATTTCGCAGACCATCCATTGTTAGCAGAGATGAACGAAAAGTTTGCTGTCATTCTCAGCTACGGAAGCCAGTCCGTAGTGATGGTTGAAGATGGCAAGCTGAACGTGGAAACAGGTCTTTCCGAACCGGTGTTTCAAACGTTCCGTGCATTTCGTGATCGAATCAAAAACTATCAAAAGATTCCAGTATCAGAGAAGAAATCAATTTCAGCCTATGAATGGTGGACTAGTCATCCACGTCGTCGGGAATATCTCGATGTTACGTTTGCTCCAGGACTTGATACTCCGAATCGGTATAATCTATGGCGAGGGTTTTCGTGTTCTCCACTTTCAGGAAACAAGCATGAGAGTCTACTCGAGCATATGCGGAATAATATCTGCTCTGCGAACGAGGAGTATTATGACTACCTCCTTAAGTGGATGGCACGAGTTGTTCAGTACCCGAGAACATGCTCTATGGTTGCGCCTGTGCTTCTCGGAGACCGAGGAACAGGAAAATCCGTCTTTGCCAACTATTTCGGCGCCATCTTCGAACCACACTGTCATACTGTCAGTGATACGAATGCTCTCACAGGTAAATTCAACGCTCATCTGGGACAGTGTGTATTTGTCCTGGCTGAAGAAGCTTTTGATATACGAGACAAGAGACATGAATCCGTCCTTAAGGAGCATATCACTGGTCGAACTATCTCAATTGAGCGCAAAGGTTTGGATCGTATCCAGATGCCAAACTATGCGCATCTGATTATGACATCGAACAATGAACGAGTTGTTCCTGCTGGTGATTTCGAGCGTCGTTTCTTCGTTCTTCGTGTATCCTCGAACAAGCGTCAAAATTCAGAATACTTTCGTAATATCATCGAAGATCAGAAGGATGGTGGTGTCGCAAACCTGCTTCATTACCTCCTATCGATCGATTTGAGCGATTACGACGTGACGTCAGTTCCGCAGACCGAAGAGTTGCGTGAGCAGCAAGAGCACAATCTTCCATTGGAAGTTAGTTGGCTTTTGGAAAAGCTGGATTCAGGGCAGTGGCTTCAAGGCGTCGGCTGGGAGGGTCCCATTGTGAAGGCTGCACTTCACGAAGATTATAAGGCGTATCACTCAAGTCTTAATGCACGCACACGAGCGCGTGGAGCACGTGCGTTTCATAAATTCATAATGCAGCAACTTCCAGGCACGGAAGACAAACAAGCGTATATCTCATCCGGAGCATCACGCGTCCGGCCTATGGTTTTCATATTTCCCTCATTGAAGAAGTGTCGCCAGATCTTCGATGAAATGCGTGGATGGAGAACCGATTGGAAGGATGTTGAGGAAGAACCAAAAGGAACAGGTGATGTCGTTAACTTCACTAGAAACCCGTTTGAATGATATTAAGCACTCCATCGCTGCGAGCATGGAAGTGATTTCAACGATCGATGCTGTCAACGTCCATCTGATGGGGTCGTTCATGTACGAACGCATTCGTGATGGCGGGAAGCTGATGATTTGTGGTTGCGGAGGTAGTGCAGCGGACTCTCAACACTTCGCAGCGGAGCTTGTTGGTCGCTATGACGGACATAGGCAAGCGCTTCCGGCCATTGCGCTCACAGCCGACTCAGCCATTGTGACAGCGCTCGGTAACGATTTTGGCTTCAGCGAAGTATTTGCCAGGCAAGTTCGGGCATTGGGAAATCGAAAAGACGTGCTCGTTGCAATATCAACATCAGGCGCATCGTCATCTGTATGTCAAGCTGTAGAAGCAGCTCGTGATATGGGGATGGCTGCTTATGGGCTCACTGGTCCAAGAACATCAACTAATCACGTCGCTAATCTATGCGATAATTACATTGACATATCGTCTCACGTCACAGCTAGGATCCAAGAAGCCCATGGGCTGATTATCCATCTGTGGTGCGAGCTCATCGACAAGTTATGGAAACTACATGGACAAGGATGACATCAATACAGTTGAACTCTACATCAGAACTGTGGATTCAAACGATCTGAAAATGTTTACGAAACGCGACCTAGCTCACAGACTGCGAACTGCCCAAGTGTGGGGATACGATGTCGAAGAAGCGCGATCGCTTATATTGGAAGCAGTTAAGGAGTGGGAGAAAGATGACTGATCATGTTTTCGTTAATGGAGTCTTTGATATTCTTCATATTGGACATATTCGATTACTTAAGCAAGCCTCAGCGTTCGGGCTACTCACGGTTGGAATTAACTCGGATGACTCAGTCAAAAGACTGAAAGGTGAGGATCGTCCAATTAACGATCAAGAAGTTCGTCGCGAAATGCTCATGGCGCTCTGGCCAGTCAGCGAAGTGTACATCTTCGAAGAAAACAATCCCTCTGCGCTTCTCGTTGCGATGTATGCCGAGGGAATTGGTCCTTCCTATGTTTTCAAGGGAGAGCAGTATCGGGATCAGCCTTTTGCAGAGCGGAAAATCGTAGAATCGAACGGTGGACAATTTATCTACTACGACAGCGGTAGTACGATGTCCACAACGAAAATACTGGAGAACAAATGCGTGTCTGGTTTGAATCGTTGAAAAGCCAGAGAGTTGAGTACTCATTCAATCTGATCTCGAGGATGAAGGATGATACTAGTAGTCGGTGATTTCATGGTCGACGAATACGTCTTCGGCGTAGTCGAACGTATTAGTCCAGAAGCTCCCATCCCCGTGTGTGAATTTCATCATCGTGAATTTCGCCCAGGAGGCGCAGGGAATGTTGCGAACAATATCCGGTCGCTGAGGAATCACTGTGTTCTAGTTGGCGTAGTCGGAAGTGAAGGTGTCCCATTTGATTTCCATGGGGAGAACTACTTATTTGCAGATCCGGATCGGCCGACCACAAGGAAGACCAGATACATGCATCTCTCGCATCACCTTCTCCGAGTTGATCACGAATCTACGTATATGATTTCAGGCGAGGTTGAGAAGAATATCAATCAGTTCATCGACCTTGCGATCAGCACTGCCAATGTTTTGGTGATTTCCGACTACGGTAAGGGCGTCGTCACTGAAAAGGTCGCTAAAAGTGCTATCAAAGAGGCTAACAAATACGGAGCGAAGGTTATAGTCGATTCCAAGCGGAAAGACATGTCATGCTTTGAAGGGGCATATCTTGCGACCCCAAATGATAATGAATTTCACGCCTGCACGACAGGATTCGATGGGATTCAGAACGTGCTCCACACCATGGGCAGTGGTGGAATGAAGCTCTATGAAATGGGGAAAGAACCAGTTCAGATTGATTCATGCGCAAAAGAAATCATAGATGTCACTGGAGCCGGTGATACTGTCGTAGCCGCGATTGCTTCGTATATCGATGATTGTCACCCGAACACCGTAGATCTCTTAGAAGCATGTCATTTTGCGAACAATGCCGCAGGAGTTGCGGTATCGAAAGTTGGAACAGCGACTGTAGTGGTCGATAGATACGGGAACCCAAAATGAGCGATCCAGCAATCAAAACAGAACAGTTCAAGCATCAACGTGAGATTTATCTCAAGCATCGTGATGATCGTTTCTTCGCGTTGTTCTGGGAAATGGGTCTAGGAAAGACCAAGGTGATGCTAGATGTAGCTAGTCATCTATACTTACAAAAGAAAATAGATGCACTCCTAGTCATCGCCCCAAATTCAGTTTATAAGAACTGGCTCTCACAAGAGCTTCCAGTTCATCTTGCCGTTGAATATTCCGGCATGGCATACCCGAAAGCGAACAACGAGCGGAATAGGATCAAGAAGCTTATTTTTCTAGATCCAACTTTCAAATCTAATACGCTTCGTGTGATGTGCATTTCTTATGATTCAATTAGCACAACTCACGGTCTACAGTTCACAAAGAAGATGTTGACTGTATACCGGACGATGACAGTAGCTGATGAATCAACAGCTATCAAACGGCCATCATCGCTCAGATCTAAGCGAGCAAAGGTGGTTGGAAAAATGTCGGAATATCGCTGGATAGCGACTGGAACTCCGGCAGCAGAATCCCCGTTTGATCTTCATTCGCAAATCGACTTCCTCGACGAGGAATTCTGGGCTGGTTTCGGCATGAAAACGGTTCGCGCATTCAAAAATGAATTTGGCGAATTCGTTCTACGTCGTCTGGCCAATGGTCGTCAATTTCCAGAGTTGAAAAGGTATCGCCGATTGGATGTGCTCCATAAGATCATTGATCCAATCAGCTCACGACTGTTGAAGGAAGATTCTGAAGTCGAATTGCCACCGAAGACCTATGCTGTTCGTACATTTGAAATGACGAAGAAGCAGAAGGACCTTTATGAGCAGGTGCGTGATGGATATGAGGCAGATCTTGATAATGGTTTACGAATTGAAGCTCCACTGGCTATTGTTCGTCTGGCTCGTCTTCAACAGATCACTTCTGGATTTGTTACGGCGGAAGAACGTGTTGAGGACACAGAGGAAATAACCGATAATGACCAACTGAAGATTTTCAACATAGAGCGTCAGATAGAGGACATCGTTCCAATTGAGGAAAATCCAAAACTGAAGCTGCTAGTTGAACTCCTCGATGAATGCCATCACAAGGTGATCGTGTGGTGCAAGTTTCGTCGCGATGTCAACAACATCATGCGGATACTTGGGCATCGCGGCATCAAGTATGACGGCACGGTCAGCAGTGGTGAACGGGAACTAGCTCTAAACCGATTTCGCAATCCAGAGGATCCTGCCCAAGTGTTAGTCGTTAATATCGCGACTATCAACCAAGGTGTGACTCTTACGATCGCGAAAACAATGATATATTACTCCAATCATTTCAGCCTTGAGAAGAGGCTTCAATCTGAGGACAGGAACCATCGTATCGGGCAGGATCAACCTGTGTTGATCATAGACCTAGCTGCGGAAAACACAGTTGATGAAAAGATCATCCAACGACTACGCGAAAAGTTTGACATAGCTTCGATTGTCACCGGTGATCGCTTCAGAGAATGGATACAAATAAATGACGTTGACTAACAAAGACCTGAAAGAAATCCTGGGACTTCCAACCAGAGACGTTCTCGATGTAAGAGAACAGAACACGAAATTGTTCTCGAATATTTCAATCGAGACTGGAGCAGCGTGTAATCGTAGATGCGCGTTTTGTCCGCAAGCTGTTGAGCCTAGAGCGGATGAATGGATGCCGGAGGAAATGTTCTATGAGATCATTCGTCAGCTCAAGGCGCTCAGGTACAAGCAGCGGATTACATTGAATTCGTACAATGAGCCAACTCGCGACACACGACTTGAGAAATTCATTTCGCATATTCGTGAGGAATTGCCGAGGACGCATATTCTCATCAATACAAATGGAGATTATCTCAAGGGTCCAGAGGATATTGCGAAATATTTCAAAGCTGGACTCAACGCAATGCAGATCAATATCTACTCATCTGCCGATGGAACAGGGGATCGTAAGCGAATTGACAAAGGTATCGAGAAAGCTCAAAAGCGATACGAAGTCATCAAATCTTACGTTGATTCGTTGGAATGGTTAGATCAGAATGGGAGCATTTATCTCCATGGAGGCAGACATGGCAAGGTCTGTCAGGTGATGCCAAAATGGGATCTACAACCTGAAGATGTAGCGGACCATGCGAATACTGCTCCAGCTATCAAGCATGGTACGAGTGTTCGTAATCATATCTCCAATCGTGCTGGGAGCATTCCTCAATTCGTTTCCGAACTATCTGAGCCGCTGGAGAAGATGTGCGTTCGCCCATTCCGTGCATTCATGATCAATTGGCGAGGAGATGCTTATATCTGCTGTAATGACTATTACGGTGACGCAGTGTTCGGCAATGTAATGGAAAAGAGCATCGAACAACTTTTCAATGATCCACGATATCACGCATATCGCATCAAACTCCAGAACAAGGATCGCAACATTCTTTTATGCGACAAATGTGATTACACTGGTGGATTTTATCAACACAACGTCCAGCACGTCACACTGGGCAAAGCTCGCGACCAAGAAATCATCAACGCTGATATGCGCACTCCGGCAGCTGCTGGATTCGGCAATGTCGTGACGCTTCGGAAAAGCAAATGAGCATCGTCTATATAGTTCAGAATCAACATCACTTAGTTGGTGCAACACTCAAACCGAAGTTTGACTTTACTTCTGCGGAAAAGTATGGCGAGCTTGTAATGCTCCTCAGCCCAGGTGCTAGACCATTTGAGCCAGCGCACGTCATCAGCGAGCTTCGTGAAAAGTTGAGTTCGTACACAAGTCGAGACTATCTTCTTCTAGTTGGAAATCCGTGCTTGATTGGATTTGCGACAGCGATTGCAGCGGATGTGAACAATGGATTCGTCCGCATGCTTCAATGGAACGGGAAGAAAAAGAAGTACGTCGAAATCTGTGCTCAACTTCACAACGAGGATTAGTGTAAAAAACACAACTTTATGGCTTGCAATTGATTGCAAAATATGCTAATGTAATTGCCTATTTAGAGCGCAACGCTCCAAAGAATCGAAGGAGACAACATGACAACAGATATCCCAGACTACTCTAATGAACAGAACTC